AAATTGCTATCTGAACTTGCTACTGTTCTTTGTGTATTATCTGTTAGAGAACCATTGAATGTAACTACTTTGTCATCAACTCTAATTTCTTGTATTGAGTTTATTTCACCCTCGCACATAACAAGAGCCATGTATAAGAACTCGTTATCTGTTCCTGAAGTTTCTAAAAAAACTCGAACACCACCAAGCAATCTTTCCCCATAAACAACAGGCACAGCCGCATCATTACTTTGTTTATTAAGTAATATACCTCGTTCAAAATCATCAAATTCACCTACACCAAAATCAGGAATATCAGGTGTTGGTATTAACCATGATATAGCTTTCATTACAATTTTTGTGAAAGCTTTGAATACTTTTTTTACAGGTCTTGTTATTGCCTTAAATACACTTTTCAATCCCATTATGCTCTACCCCATTTTATATCTTGTACTGTTTGACTTGAAAAATCCATACCAACATCTGTACTAAAAAATCTTTGTTGAGATGTGTTGTTAGTTTTACGACCTGATTTTTTTTCAAAGTCAGCCCAATGAGAAACTATATCTAAACTTACTGAACTAGCTGAATCTGTTTCTTGTATTGCAAAATTATCAATAGTGCCTTTGTAAAGTAAAAAAGGGTCAGCTATCAAAGCACTATTATCATCTAAAAACCCTCTAAATATTGTAACTGTATCTGTAATTATATTTTCATTTAAAACTGTTGAAATAAATGTTTGATCTGCACCTGAAAGTGTTAGTGATATTGGAGATAAATTTACATCTGTTTCTTCTGTAAAATCAGAAACACCCATAATAAAATCACTAGCAACATAAGTTACTGAACTTCCTGAAACTGATGATGTTAGTGAAAAAGAGCAATCAGTAATATTAACAGGAGTACCGAACCCAATAGTGATAAGGTGGACAGGTCTAATATCATTTGTCGCTAGTTCTGTCTTTATTGATGATGTTAGGCTTCTCGTCATATTTCTCGTAACTTGTTCTGTTTATTTTAATAGTATCTAATACCTTATATTTAGCATTTTTGGTAGGCTGATTATATTGTCCAAGATCATTTGTTTTAAAATTAATATTTTCTTCGTCAATGATTTCTTCAGCAGTAAAATCAGCATTAAGCCAATAAGTGACTTTATACTTCATTACAAAGCTTCTTCTACATCTAATTCAAATTGATAAAGAACATTCCCATCTTTGTCAGCACTTACAGCACCAAACTCTTGAACATCATTTGTAAGATGAACTGTAAAAGGAATATTATCGTAAGCTACAGCTTCGTCATCTGACAATGCAGTAGTCAATGGTGGTTCTATTGTGACAGTAGCCGCACCTGAAGAACTTGTTACATCTGCAACAACCATATAAACTTTTGTGTGTCCATTAAATTTTATAAAATCACCAGCCCTTAATCTGTTTGCTGTATCAGCCGCAAATCCATCAATAGCAATAGTAGTATCTCCAACTGTGTGACTACCATTAACAGCAAGTGTTCCTGTTTCAACTCCTCTAGCATCTTCTATTTCTGGTGGTATGATTGTAAAGTTTTCTTTTTGTGATCTTTGTTTGATAATAAATGCCATAAGTTCGCCATAAATATCAGACCTTTTTCCTGTAATTATTTGTGCAGTAAAAGCAAATCTTTGACCATCTATTTGTCTTGCAAGTTTCTTACCTGATTGTGATTTTGAAATAATTGTATTTTGTATGCTCTTAATACCAAGAGTCGAAAAACCAGCAGAAGATATTGGAAATGCACCAGCCATTATATTATAC